AAGTTCAAGGCTGAGAAACTGATCCACACAATCAAAGGCAAGTCCTCGGTGAAAGTTGGCGAGCTTGACACCTTTGCGAATCAGCTAATCGAAAAGAAATGGGCCGAGTGGCAGCTGCGCGAAAACTGCACGGTGACAGGCAGAATAAACTACAACGAATCCCGACAGCTCCGACTGAAGTCATGCGCTCGGGACGGTGACCACTTTATCCGACTCATCCGCGACTCACGCTATCAGCCGTTCGGCTTTAAGATCCAGCACATCAACGCGGAGTGGTGTAACTACTACCTCAACGGACTGAATGAGAAGAACCAAAACCCGATCCGCTACGGCATCGAATACGATGAGAGCTTTGCCGCTCCGGTGCCTGTCGCCTACTGGTTCACCAAGGCAACGAGCGGACAGTGGGCCACGATGTCGCCTGTCAATTTCACGACTAACAGCACAGAAAACTCAATCCGTATCCCTGCTGAGGACATCATTCACTACGCGAAATTTGACGATGACGCAGACGTAACGCGGCCTGTGCCTTGGGCGACTCCGGTTATGTCGAGCGTGCGCCAGCTCGACAAGGCGATGGAAGCCGTGGTCGTAGCCATGCGCGTCGGCGCTTGCAGCAATGTCTTTTTCGAGACTGACCTCATCGGGCCAGACGGCAACACCGCAGCAGGCGCAGACCCTGAGATTATGAAGGGACTGTCGATGGAAATGAACCCCGGCGGCGCTCATGGACTGCCTCCCGGCGTTCGCGCAAAAGAGTTCAACCCTAACCAGCCAAACCCTAACACCGGACACGTTCGCAACGAGATACTGCGGAGCATCTGCGCTGGCTTGCCGGGCGCGCAGTTCTCGACTATCGGACAGAATTACGCAGAGATCAACTTCTCTGCCGGCAGACTTGAGCGGCTGACCATCACCGCGCAGTGGACAGTCCTGCAAGAGTTCGACATCGCGCTTGCAGAACGTCGCATCTTTAGCGAGTGGCTTAAGATGGCGCTGCTGATGAAGGCCGTGCCGCTGCCTGTCGAGAAGCACTTTAAGTTTAACGCGCCGAAATTTACTGGCAAGCGGTGGCCAGGTGTCGATCCGATCAAGGACGCGAACGCTAAGGCGCTCGACCTCGCAAACAAATTCACTTCGCCGCAACGCATCCACGACGAGCAAGGCACCGACCTAGAGCAGACCTGCATTGAGATCCAAGAAGCGTCGATGATCTACCAGCAATACGGCATTGAGTCTGACACAACCAAGGGGCCGATTGATGCAGAAACCGAAACAGAAACTGAGGACGGAGCTGTAACAGTGGCGGCAGAAAACGAGCAAGGCATGGAAACAAAAGAACTGACTGAAATTCTCGGCGTTGCTGTTCGCGCTGGCATTGTCACGCCGTCGCGGGAAGTCGAAGCCGCGATGCGCGCAAAGCTTGAGCTGCCGGAAATGAGTGCTGACGTAGTCGCTGCGTGGACGGCTGATGGCGGTGTTCGTAGGCCGATCACGTTGAGCAGTATCAAGGGCGGCGAATCAGAAACGGCTGAGACGATAGATGGCGGCGAAGATAGCACTCCTGAATGAAGCCACCCGACTACATCATCAACGCAGCCAAGCGTGGACTTGAGCTACTCGCCGAGGGCTTCGGCGGCGACGGACTCACCGAAGGCACGAAGGACGCTGCGCGACGCATGGCAGGCGGTGAGGTGAGCGACGACAAGATCATCAAGGCAAACGCATGGGGGGCGCGTCACGCGGTGGATCTCGACGCAGGCAAAAATAGCAACCCAGACGACAAGGAATGGCCGGGCGCCGGCGCAGTGGCGCATTACCTCTGGGGCATCAACCCGCTCGATCCATCACCTGCTCGGGAATGGTTTGAGCGACAGGCCGAAAAAATTCAAAACCCAAACGACTCAATGAAAAACTGGTTCACCATCACTAACAAATCCGAACTATCTGCTGATGTCACCATCTACGAGGAGATCGGCAGCTACGGCATCACGGCCAAGGCGTTTCTTGACCAGATCAAGAACGTCGGCAAGCGCAAGATCACGCTCCGCATCAACTCACCCGGCGGCGAGGTGTTCGACGGATTGGCAATCTACAACCGACTCCGCGAACACAAGGGCGGCGTGGAGGTAAGGATCGACGGCATCGCCGCTAGTATGGCGAGCGTTATCGCAATGGCTGGTGCGCCTGTGAGCATGGCAGAAAACGCGCTGCTGATGGTGCATAATCCGAGTGGCCTATGCGCTGGTAATAGCGGCGACATGCGCGAGCTGGCAGACATGCTGGACAAGGTGCGCGGCTCACTCACTTCTGCCTACGAGCGCAAGACAGGCAAGACTACTGAGGAAATCGGCGCGATGATGGACGCGGAAACATGGATGACAGCACAGGAGGCACTGGCGGCTGGGTTCATTGACGAAATAACTGGAGAACTCAAGATGGCAGCAAGCGTAGGCAAGCTGTCTGTGACAGGCAAACTAGCTGACAGAGAAAAATCATTTGACACACACAAACAACACACATACACAAACACCATGACCGATCCTAAAATGCCGATGGAAACCAAAAACATGCCAGAAGAAGCCAGTCCTAAGCCTATGGGCGCAGACGACATTGAGCTGGCCATTACGCTGCTCCGCGAAGCTGGCTACATCGTCACCCTTCCCGAAATTGAAGAGGCCGAGGAGGTCGCACCTGATGAGGCCGCAACTGCTTCTAGCCTTGTTACTATCACCGCCAACGCTGACGACCTTCGCTCAGAGGGCGCAGTGAACGAACGCAAGCGCATCGCTAATATCCGCGCTTGGGCTGCGGTAGTTGCTAAGGCGCACAAGTTCGACCTCAACAAGCCTGTCGAAGACTTCATCGCCAGCGGCAAAACGCTGACGGAGTTTAAGGAACACATCATAACAAACTCCTTCCGCGCTGAAAGCCTCTCGACTGACACCGACACCAGCGGCGCGCAAGGCAACACGATGACGCGTGAGTCATTCACCAAACTTTCGCCCTATAACCAGAGCGAGTTCTGCAAAAAAGGCGGACGAATCACCGAATAATCCAACCCAGTAAAATCACCACCAACTACTCAAAATAAACCACTACTCATATGGCTGCTCCTTCTAACAACAACACGCTCACCAACCTGATCCCCGATGCCTACGCCGCGCTTGACGTGGTGAGCCGGGAACTCACTGGCTTCATCCCTTCCGTTGCTCGAGATTCTCGCGCAGACATGGTTGCGGTCGGCCAGACCCTCCGATCCATCGTTGCTCCGGTCAACTCCTCTGGTGCTGACATCGTGCCAGCAATGGCTATTCCGTCCGCGCTCAACCAGAGCATCGGCAACAAGTCGCTGACGATCACAAAGTCCCGCCTGTATGGGTTCTCTTGGTCTGGCGAAGACATCATGGCTGTCGATAAAGGCCCCGGCTACCTGACCATCCAGCAGGATCAGATCGCCCAGGCTCTCCGCACTGCGGTCAACGAGATCGAGGCCGACATTGCCGCTGCCGCCTCTGCTGGTGCGTCCCGCGCTTTCGGTGCAACGGCAGACACTGCTCCGCTTATCAGCGACTTCTCGCAAGCTAAGAAAATCCTTGATGACAACGGCGCACCCGGCACTGACCGTCACGCTATTCTGTCCACTGCTGGCGGCGTAGCTGTTCGCGGGTTCTCTAACTTGTTCAAGGTCAACGAAGGTGGCGACACCACCCTCTTGCGTCAAGGACAGCTCGGTGACCTTTACGGCTTCGCGCTACGCGAGTCCGCACAGGTAGTCCGTCCTACCGCTGGCGCAATGGCTTCAGCCACCTCGACCAGCGCGGCCTTCACGGTTGGTCAGACCGCGATTCCTCTCGCAACCGCTGGGACTGGAGTTGTTGCCGCTGGCGACATCATCACCTTCGCGAACGACACCAATAAATACGTTGTCGCGAGTGTTTCCTTCGCTGGCGCTAACCCGGCGAGCGGTGACACCATCACGCTAGCCGCTCCCGGCCTTCGCATCGCTCAGGGCGCTGCCACCCGTGCAATCACTGTGTTCGGCACTAGCTCGCGCAACTGCGCGTTTTCCCGCAACGCCATTGTCCTTGCCACTCGTCTGCCGGCCATCCCGCCGCAGGGTGACATGGCCATCGACCGTCAGGTGATCACCGACCCGCGCACCGGACTGAGCTTTGAGCTTGCGATGTATCCCGGCTACCGGATGAACACCTACCACGTCTCCATTGCTTGGGGCATCACGGTGATAAAACCCGAGCATCTCGCCATCATCATCGGCGGCGTCTAGTAGCAACACCTAAACCACTACAAAGCGCCCGGCTCGGATAACGGGTCGGGCGCTTTTGTTGCATGTCATCACGTATCACAGCAGCTTGGGAGCGACTCTACAGCGCGCAGACCCGCACGCTTGCAGACACCGCGACGGGTGACCTAGGCACTCGGCAAGCGACTGTCGGCACCGTCACAGGCAACTGTGTCCTCGGTGTTGCTGCGTTATCGGACGAGCTACAGATCGACGGCTTCGCGCAAGGCGGCGACTATGCGTTCACAATGCTCGCCAGCGCGTTTGATGTGCTGCCTGTGGCGCAATGCTCGGTGACGCTTCCGAACATCGCTGCTGCGCTTGTTATGCAGGGTTTCGATCTCAACAACGGGATCTATCTTTTCACCGCAATAGACCCGTCCAAACGATGAGCAACCCGACCCTCGAAAGCCTAGTTGAATCCGCTTACTCTGCCGCGCTGCGAACTAACCAGACCGAGCTTGCGGACATCCGCATCAACCTTGCGAGCAGCGGCATCAACCAGACCACTACAGCAGCAGATGACAACAGCGGACGAGCGGAAACCACGCTGCCTATTCCATGCATCCGCCTACGCGCCGAGGCGACAAGCCAGACCATCGGATCGGCTAGCACGCCGAAATGGGCGGTGCTGCTAGAGGTCGAAGTGGAGCAGAAGGCCAACGTCGGAGAAGGTGACGGGCCAACCTTAGATAACCTTTACAGCCTAGCAACTCGACCTTTCTACTACGGCTCGCCAACGCTCGCTGCTACGCTTGAGACAGGCAACGCCGCGCTCCGCGTCCACGGAGTAAGCAAACGAGGCGAGGCGCTGCAACAAGAGCAGCTAGAGGCCACGCTCGTGCGCCGCAGCACTGTCACCATTCATTGCGCGCCTGTCACAATCTCCTAGAAACTTATCTTGCATTTAGTCAAAACACCTTTTATATCTAAAACATATGGCCTCACTCACTACTCCTGCCGCCAATTCTATCCTGCCATCTAGCACCGCGGTGGTGCAGGTCTTTACGGCAGGCGGCACTATCACTATTGGCAAGCCAGTATACAACAGCACTGGCTCCACGGTCATCGAAGCTAATGCTGACTCCACAGGAAGCGCCGCAGTAGCTACGGCCATCGGCGTTGCGCTTAACTCCTGCGCGAGCGGGCAGAGGGTCATGGTCTGTCTAGCTGACACCAACTTTACCCACGGCTTTACGGCCAGCGAGATCACGCCTGGCGCATTCGTTTACCTTGATGACAACGTCGGCGCTTACACGGTCACCGCAAGCGACCTTACCGCAGGCGACTTCATCACATATATCGGTCAAATCAACAACCCAGAAACAACCATGAATCTCGCGCCAAAAGCGCCGATCCTCTCCGCTTAATTATATGCCTGTAACACTTGTCGGAACTACTGGTCCAGCCTTTGCTCTCCCTGCTGCTGAACTTAACGTTGATGTCGAGAGCGCGACTGTGGATATTTCGCCGCAGTTCATCAAAGAGAAAACATCCTTCGATGGCATCGTCAACAACGTCGCCTACGGGCCGATGGAAATGAGCTTGAGCCTGAGCGGCGCGACTAAGACCAAAGGCGTGGCCGGACCTTACACTGGCTCACTTCTTCTTTCTGTGCTTGGCACTGCGTTTTCCCCACAAGCAACGTATTCCACGCTTGTCAACACTCCGACCGGAACTAACATCACTGGCATCTTTGGCGCTCCGACCACCGGACTTTATTTGGAAAAAGCGAGCATCAGATACGGCGAAGGCGAATACGTTAGCTTCTCGGTCGACTACAAAGCTCGCGCCGGAGTCACCTAACCAACTAACTAACGGAGCGGGAACCGTAAAAACCGCATAGACAATGACGACAGAAACACTACCGCAGAAGCAGGTTTTCCACTGCGACAATCTCACCCTAGCCATCGCGCTTTCCGCTCTTGGCTGTCAGTTTGCCAACGAGAACGGCGTTGCCATTAAAGGACTGAACAAATACACAATGGCGTTCATCCGCTCGCACGCGCTAGCAGAAAAGACTAAAGGCATGAGCCATGAGGATGCGGTGCGCTACTTATGGCGAAACGGTCAGCCAGGCAACATCGTTTATTGTTTCGAGCGGTCTGCTGTTCTGACCGCTGTCTGCGAAGGCTGGGACGAGCAAGGTGGGGCGGTGGATGAGGATAACGAGATCGCTGCCGATCCAAAGGACGCAGGCCGCATTGCTCGCAGGCTAGCGCAGACCCGCACACAGTTCATCGGGGACAAAGCGACAGTGCCGCACTGGCGAGCGCGAGACGCCAAAGGTAACCTGTTCGTGCCGGCCATTGCTCACACTACCGGGACGAGCAGCAGCGAAGCCACAGGCGACAAGGCGAGCCGCACCGTCATTCGTGATGCGCGCATGAAAGCCGTCGAGGTATAATTTATGGAAACAGAAACACCCGCAGTTAATATCGAAGCATCCGCAGACCTTGGCGTGGTGCATTACTTCAAAGGCAAAAAGCTAGAACCATTCAGCTTCGCTCGACAGTCTGCTTTCCAGCGGCTTCGCGTCGGCGGCGAGTCAACTATTGAGTCGGCTGGCATGCTTGTTTTCTTGTGCTTGCAAAAGCCAGAACGCATTGACCGAGCGCGAGGCGACGAAGGGTGCGCGCAGTTCCGTCTCAGTCTCGCAGCATGGGCAGACGAGCAGAAAATCGGCATCAGCTACACCGACGACAGCGGTGTCCTGCATGGCAGTAAGGCAGGCAGCGAAGTGCAGGCCATCGCTAACGCTATCTGGATCGAAATTGCAGAGGCTGAAAGCGAGCCTGATCTTAAAGATGAGACAGGAACAGAAAGCCCAAACGGATGACGCCGGGATGGGAGGCGTCCTACGTCGCCAAAATCTCGGCAGTCCTCAGCGGATCTCTCACGCCTCATCAAATCCGATGGGAGCTATCTGTAGCAGACGGTATGCGCTTTGTGACCTGCTGGTGGAATCACTTCTTTGAGCGAGCTATCGGCGGCACGGTCTTTCACGGTGTCGATTGTCGCCGCATTAGGAGCAAAGGCGATGAAGAAAGCGGGGAAACAGTATGAACGTAAGCATCAAATGTGATCTAAGCCAGTTCACCGCGCAGATGCAGCTGAATAGAACTCTTTCAAAAAAGACTGGAGCAGAGTTTTTGAACAAGCGCAGCGTGCAGGTTTTGATTGGATCGAAAGGCTATCAAGGAGCGGTCAGCACGACAAAGAAAACAACGACTGCACAAATCAGAAAAGACCTTGGGAAAAAATACGGTGTTGGAACGCAGGAGATGCAGACTAAGGGAAAGAACAAGGGCAAGCTCAAAAAAAAGATAACGTGGATTCAAAAGCCAAGGCCGCTTTTAGTCCTGCTCGCAGGCAAGGCGCTGAGAAAACAAGGAATCAAAAACACGCCGTCAAACATGCGTGCCATGATGCTGAGGATTTTCAAAGCCCGCGATGCGTCGAGGGCTTACCTAGCAGCAGGATGGCTGGCCGCAGTCCGTGAAATGGGACACACGCAGCGGAGCGACAACAACCGAAGTCTTCGTCCGGTAGGCACGTCGCGTGGTCGTATCGGATATGGAACGCTTGCAACGGAAGGCAACCTGCGGTTTGCTGCCTACAATAACGCAGTTTCCAAAGGGCCACAGGATAACCCAGCACGCCGCGAGGCTATCGTCACTGCTGGGCTAAACCTAGCGATCCAAAATCAAATCGCAGACATGAAGCAGTATCTGCAAAGAGAGATGGAGAAAACGCTGCGAAAAAATTCCGACGCCAAGGTAAAATAAAGCTTTCCACATCATGCAAACCGTTTTATACATGCCAAATGAAAGTTGCACTCCTCTCCGAAACCAGCAACGCCAAGGCGTTTCTGGTGGACGATGCGTGGTGCGCGCAGGAGAAGCTCAACGGCGAGCGGATGCTGGTGAAGAAGTCCGGGGCAGTGGTGACCGCGCACAATCGGCAGGGCGAGGCAAGGGCGCTGCCGGACACGGTGGCGGCGGTAGCGCTGACGAGCGGTCTGGACTTCCTGTTGGACGGCGAGTGGATCGCGGACGAGTTCGTAGCGTTCGACATTATTTCAATCAACGGCGCGGATGTGACGGCGCTCCCGCAGGCGGCTCGCTTCGCGGCGCTGGCCGAAGTGTCGCCCTTTCGGCTGGTGCGTCAGGCGCTGGCCGAGGACAAGCACTCGCTGCTGGAGTCTGTGCGA